GATTGTTGTTCAACTCGAGACACTTGCGGGGACTTTGCTGGAACTGGTAGAGGGGCTCGACACAGAGGATGCCACGCGCGCGCTGGCGGCTGTTACGCGATTGGAGGCAAGTGGCTGACTCGTGGGGTGGACTACGATTACACGGCGGTCGGTATATACAGGGAAGTGAGCGCCGATATGATCGATATGATCGATATGAGAGGCAAATTTGGGACTTCCCCAGTAGAGAAAATACCGCACTACACGGAGCAACTTGATTCAGCGATCAGTTATGCTCGTGTTAGGCTGAAACTTTCGGGTGATCAAATTGCGGCTTTGTTGGAAATAGGGGCGTTGTATTTTCGTTACGAGAACGAGTGTTACAAAGTGGAACGCGCTCCTATTGCGGCGGGCGCAAACTTGTCCGCACTGGCGGACATGTTGTTGGTACTTCAGGTGCAGGACGATGATGGAAAAACCTAATCGAAACGAGCAGCATGAAACGATACTGCAAACACGCGTAGAAGCAGCGCGGCTAGCTGTGCGCGGCGTGGGGATTCAGATCAAGCAGGACCACCCGGCGTTCAAAAGCAGGGAGCTTAGACTCGTTGCGTTTACACACGCTTATGGTGGTCGGGCTACTCCAATAGTTGCGGTTTTGATCGAGAAAGACTTGATCAAGGAAGTTGTGCTCCCTGACGGGAGCATATTCGTTACGCACACGATTGAGGACATGGGCCCGAATGAGATTGCAGCGGCTTTTACGACGCTGTCGTTTTTAGCTGTTGATGCTGACTGAACGGCTTCCAGCAGTCGCGGTGCACCGCTCGGCGTTTGAAGAACTTCACGGCCTGTCGTACGACGAATTTACGGTGCTTTACCACTACGGTGTGATCGCTTTGCGGCGGCGAGTACGCGTGTCTACGTTAGATCAACTAGCGAAATTGCTGCGCGTAAAGTCAGATCTTGTTGCAGGCTACGAACTGTATTTTACAGAATACGACGGCGATGTGCATGCGATTGCTCGGACCTTGATAAGCATTGCAAGAATTTCCGAACCAACAGTTAGGGTCATAGATGATTTTCGCGATTGATTTTGACGGGACGATTGTAGAGCAGAACAACGCTTACGACGACTTGCAGACGCCGCTAGAGTTTGTGCCCGGAGCTTTAGAGGCGCTCCGGGCGTTGAAGCGCGCTGGGCACGTGATCATAGTGACGTCGGCGCGCGCAAATCTAGCGCTGCGCATTGACTACAACTTGAACCCGTTGTGGGCGAATAGGTTGGTTCCGTTCGACGCGAATCAGTGGCGGCAGTCACGAAGTCTTAACGCATCGCGTTATTTACAGATGCTCGTGTTTGTAAGTCAGCATCTTGATGGTGTGGTGGACGCTGTAGACAACGGGCATCAGGGGAAGGTGGTAGCGGACCATTTTATCGACGACCGTGGTGTTGACTTTGCGCAAGGCTGGGAGCAGATTGCCAGATTGTATGGCGAGCCCAGTTCGGTCGAGACACACAAAGAAATTTGATGGTGGTAGACGTACTCCACAGGAGTACCACGCCGAATACGGAATCCCGCCGCGCGCTAAATGCGTCGGGTGCGGGCGTCGTCCGAATGTTCGGGCCATTGTGATGGCCCCCTTTGATGAGGCTTGTCGGCGAGGGATGCTACCACCGGAAGTCGTTTCCCCCGCTGAAGCGATGTCTGCGCTCGTGATGCTAAAGGACGGTGCCACAGCAAAACCGTTCGTCCGCGTCTCAACAACGTACGCCTGCCGCACGTGCGCTCCGACGATGGAACGGACTCTTGGCAAGGCGCCTTCGTGGTGCGTCGTTGAAGTGAATCGCGGGCCGGACCCGACCAACCGCATCCTCGGTTAAGCAAGATTCGTGCTAGGTAATGTCCCAAGCACTGAAAAAGTGGATCGCTCATAAGCGCAAGGTTGAGAAACCTCAGAGGCCTCCTCTCAGTAAAGAGGAGCGGCGTTCGCTGATACTCTTGCGTAGGGAAGCGAGGGGGCACGGGGCAACACTGAAGAGCGGCGGCCGTGGTGGTCTTAGTCCGTCGCTGGTGTTGACGGTGCTGCGGAGGGACGGGTATCAGTGTAAGGTGCACGGGGACCGCGGCGAGGGCGCGCACGGGGGGTTAACTCTGCATCACAAGGGCGGCGTGGTTGAAAGTTCCTGGCTTTCAGACAAGGGGCACAAATCTGTGCCGAACAACCTAGTGACGCTTTGCGTGCAGGCACATGACGCAATTCACAACAAGGCACGCGCGGAAGGTGTAGACTCAAGTCAAGTGAAACCCGACGGAGACAAGTGAGATGCCGCTGAAAAAGGGAAAGTCTCGTAAGACGGTGAGCTCGAACATCAGTAAGCTCTACAAGGAGGGGCGGCCGCAAAAGCAGGCCATCGCGATTGCGATGCGTACGGCGGGTATTCGAAAAAAGAAAGTGCGTAAGTGACCTACACTGTCGAATTTCAAGGGCAGGTGAACTCCCCCGCGCGGTCGGGTTGCGGAACTTCCAGCGCTGGGTGTTCGGTCGCGACTGAGGATGCAACGCTGAGCTTTCATTTTGAGCCGACCATTGCTGAATTTGCGAAGGTGCTGATGGCTGAGTACCCGCTGCCGAGTACCCCTACGTGGATTCCGCTCGCACCCCTTCGTCAATTTACGACGGTGGGGTTCCTCGCGGTTTCTTTGAGTGAGGGATCATCACCGGTGGACGTGCTTGTGGGGGCGCCGCCGGTGATACTCGGTGTGGCCGGGACATTTCCAACTGGATTTGTTGGGGGTGAGGTTTTTCAGTTCGTTGTCGCGCAGGATTTGGGCGTGCAAGTTGGCGCCACTACGCGGGCGACGGTCAATGTCGCGTTTACGTCGGCAGACCAGACAGCGGTGCAGGTTGCGCAGCGGATTAACGCAGCGTGTATCCTCGCTGGCTTACCGGCTCTTGTGAGCGTCGTTGGCGGGCAAATTCAAATCCTCGGTGACTTACCCGGGGCGACAGAGAGCATACGCACAGTTGTAGCGAACGCAGTGATCGGTATACTGTCGAGTAACCGCCGTGGCTCTGGAGACCCGTTGACAGTTTTCCGTAATTGGTTGCTCGAAACCAACGCGGTGCCCGGAACAAATTTCTGGATTCGCGGCGGTGCGGCGGCTGTCAACCTCCTGATTGCAGGAACCTAATTTGGCGCGTTTCGCGGTCTGGGTGAACTCGCGGCTGCTGTCGTATGACGTCGATGGCACGGTGGGCCCGCCTGGGTATGGTGCAGCTCGACGTTGGGTGCAGCCTAACGGGAGTGAGGTGTTGATTGTCAACCGTGGTCCCGCGGTAGATATGTACGTAGGGAAGAAGAACATCATGAACTTCTCCTTTGACGCACAGGTGATCTTTTCAATTGCTCGGTGGGTTCTGTGGTTATGGGTTGTGCACACCTGGTGTGGGGTGAAAACCTGGGTGTGGAATCTTTCGCTCGCACATATTTTGAAAGATCGAAATGTTGAGTAAAGGGCGCCGGCTTCAGCTGTACAACACGGGCGCAGACGCTCCGGACGAGGCTGTGCGCTTCCACCCGGCTGATGTGCTGTACGTGTACCCGAACCCGGACGGCACACGGAAGAACTGCCGAAATTGTGCGCTGTGGGTGGAGGGGCAAGACCAGTGTTTTGTGCACGCGCCTGACGTGCTGGTGTCGGGCGATATGGTGTGCGGGTACCATGTTTTTGGTAGTCCGATGACGGCGCCCCCAGCGCGCGAGAATATCGACTATGTTGACCCCGACTTGAGCGGATTGATGCTGGTTCCGAACGGGACATCATGCGACACGTGCTCGTTTTACGAGCGCCACGGGATGACGGAGGGCATATGTGGGGCGTTGAAGGAATCTGACTCTGAGGAGAATCCGGTTGTGGAAGCACTCGGATGTTGCACCAAGTGGACCCTGACTTAGACGGTGCCGAACTCGAAGAGGGCGGGGCAGACGAAGAGGGTGCCGAACTCGAAGAGGGCGGGGCAGACGAATCCGAACGCGCGGTACTAGAAATTGTTGCGCTCATCGCCGCATTGAAAGCGACGAAGAAGCGTGAGAAGCAGACGCGCGTCGAAACGAACACGCGGAAGGTTCGCGAACAAGCTGATCGAGTACTTGATCGCACGCAGCTACAGCCTGCATTGCAGGCTTATGACGCGTCTACGACAACACTTGCACGAAATCTTCACCGCGAGTTTCTCGGGCGGGGTCAAGCGAAAATTGATATAGCAAGCACTTCACAAATACTACGGACGGCGGGCGATCATTTGCAAGGGTTTGGTGCCGATTTTGGTCGGGCGCTGCGGAGCTCGACTCGTGATGTTTTGGCGGAAGGGTACCATGCGACGGCGTCGTTTTTGTCGTCGATGTTCAACGGGGCCACCCCGTTGAATGACCACACAACAGCGCAGCGAGTCGTGCACGCACAAGCGCAGAAAATCGCGCCGTTACGTGAGGCGTCGGCGCGAGCCATTTCGCAGGACATCACCGAAATCTTGCGGGAGAAGTTGCAACTTCTCCCGCTGGACGTTGACGCGACCATTGCCGACATGCTTAGCGAAACGGACCAGATCCTCGAAATCGAGGCTTGGCGGATCGAGCGCATTGTGCGTACCGAGACGGTCTATGCTTTCAATGCGGCACAGGCGGCGGCGGTGTCAAAGCTCTCAAAAATTCCGGAGTTTAGGGGCTTGATGAATCGGTGGACGGAGCTCGTGGACGACTTGACGAGGGCGCCCTTAGATAGGCGTGTCGGAAAAGATTCTATTGTCCTACACGGACAAGTTGCGAAACCGGATGATGTTTTTACTATGCCGCCGAACGCAGATGTGCCAAGGCATTTAGCTGGCGGCTCTTGGAGCCACCCACCTAACCGGCCGAACGACCGAGCCATTTTAATTCCCTGGATGCCCGATTGGGGCGTGCCAGCGTGGGTATATCGCTTAGGTGCCAGTATTCCTCTTTAACATTTACGGAGAACACAAATCATGGGAATTGATCCGAAGAAATTGCAGGCGTTTACTCAAGGTGGCCAACCTCCCGACGACGGAGGGGATGAAGGCGTTGAACACGAAGATGTCGGAGGTGGTGAAGGGGCCAAGAAGAAGAAGCAACACGAAGCCGAAGAAGCCGAAGAAGGCGGGGAAGGGAAATTTGGCCAGTTACTTCCATTGCTCGAAGCGCATGCGGAGGACATTGCAGACGCAATCGAGGGTATTAATCCGGAGATTTTGGAGGACGTCGAATCCGAGCTCGAAGAGGAAGACTCCGAGGCGCTTATGGACTCGGCTGATTCGCTTGATCAACAACTACGTTCGATCATGAAAAAGGTTTTTTCTGGTGGGCTATCGCCAGACGAAGCGTACGAACTCGCAGATCATTTGGAGAGCGAGGGTCTCGTTGACAATGCCGAGCTAGTCGCTGGGTGGTTTCAGCGAATTGCGCATTTGCTGTAGATTAAGTCTGGACGCGCTACACAAAACAGTTTAGAATCGTTTGACAATGGCAAAAGCGATATTCGCACCGCTAATGCCGGTAGACACGCCGGCTCAGTACGAGCCCGGCGTGGCCTATCGCGAAGTTGACATTTTCGCGCAAGAAGGCACAGATCGCGGATTTTACGCTGGTGCCTTCGATGGGTCGACGCCCATTGGCGGGCGCAAGGGAAATCGCGCGGTAGCGTCTCTGCCAGTTCGTCAAGCGTTGACTGGCGGCGGTCCGTTCGCCCGCCTCCGAAAAGGTCGTTAAAATGTTTAAAGGCGCACACCCAACGGGGCAACCCCGTACACTCCGCACGATTGCCGAATCAAAAAACCTCCCCGAAAGCTTCGTTACAGACGAGCGCGTCCATCTGATGGACGACAATAACGACAAGCATTTTGACGAGGCTGTCGCGGCGCTGCCGACCGTGGCGGACGCACGGCGTAAGCTGACTGCTGCTGACAAGCAACCTTTCACGAATGTACGCAAATGAGCACACCAAATAACGAAGTCGCGCAGCAAGTTTCACAGACCACTGGTGTGACGGCGGAGGCGATCGAACTGAAACGCACCGGCGCGTACGTAAACGAGACGGCTGCGGCTGCGGCGCTGGCGAAATCTTCAGTGCGGCAAGCTACCTCGACCGTGAATCCATTTGGCTCTATTCGAAAGTAGAAAAACCATGAACGATTTGCTCGGCGCAGACAAAATTGGGCAGGACAAGATTCAAAATCCCGACGAATACCTACGGCGTACTCAGGGAACTTACGACGACGCAGTAAATTCACTCGGGGAAAATCAGCGTTACCCGATGACTCCACGTCCGCCGGAAAAAAGCCCATTTGGTAGTTTGTCGAATCCTGTCGGCCCCGGTCGCGGCGGCGTTTAAGCTTCTTGCATGACTGTAGACGTATTCAGACTTGCCGGCGAATATAGTTCAGCGCCAACAGTAGAGCTGCCGCCTGGGTTAATAGCAGTCGCGGCTCGGATTAACGAGCACGTTTTACTAAATCAAAAAATTACGATCGAGTACACTCTAACGGGGGACACACCCGTGCCGGTGTCGTTCGGGAGTCTGGCTAGCGTGTCGGTGTTGGTCATTAGGGCTACCGGCGGGAAAGTTCGCGTCCGTATCACCAGTGCTGACGGTAATGACCAGGCCATCCCAGCAGATCCTTGGTTGATTTTGCTCGCGGGCTCAGTCCCAATTACAGCTATTGATCTAACCCGCGTGGCGGGTGTGCAAACCAGTGTCGAGGCTTTTCTCGGCGAGGCTGCTTGAGGAGAATCTATGTCTGTTACAGCGACTAAAACATTCACTGTGCGGGAAGCCGTCAACAGCGGCAACGCGAATCAAGTTCCCGAAGCTTTGGCGGCGATTAAAGCCGGGAACTCTCTGAGCAAAATCAAAGTCACTTTTACCGGTCTGACTTCTGCGGCCGCGCAGGATATCACGACAGCAGCCGCGAAAGCCGCCGCTACGATCTCAGGGATTTCGCTTGCGACCGGTGAGAACTTACCGCCTATAGGTTCGGTCGTTACATTACGCGTAACGGCTGGAACGGCAGCGGCGGGTGCTCGCGTGGCTGTCGATGTCGGTGGGACGGCTCTTCCAGGCGACCCCACAACGGCTAAAGCACCTGGCACCGTCACTGTAAGTGACGATGGGAAAACGCTCGTGTTTGACGCCGCTGTTACAGCGTTTGTACTGACCTACTACCCCGCACCATCTGGCGGAGCTGACCAAGCTTTCGCACAAAGCGGCCCATAGACCTAATCTTTCATAAATCTGTCCTCCGTTTTACAGATCTTGTCGCCACTCACGCGAAAATGACGGCGGTAAACAGTCAGTAGACCGGACGGAAATGCCAAACGAGGAACAGATCAAATGCCACCTGAAACAGAAACCATAACTAGTACACCTACCCCCAATCCACCTTCACCCATCACCGAAACTCCGGAGCCTGCCGCTACGGAAAAGTCCGGTGGCGGACCAAAAGTTATCTCTCTCCCCACAAATGCTCTCGCAAGGATCAAAGCTGACGCGCGCGAACGCGGCCGTAAGGCCGCTGCTCAAGAGTCTGACAAGCGCGCACAAGCCCTTGGATTCAAGGACAGCGCGCACATGATGACTCAACTTGAGCAGCAAAAAGCTCGCGGGAAGATGCGTGCACAAGCTCCTGTAGCTGATCGCGACGACGAAGAGGTTGATCCCGACTTGGAAGAACCCGCCGCACCGCAGGCCCGACCAGGAGCAAACGGTAACGGTAAGCAAAACCAGAGTCGCCAACCGAATAGTCAAGCACAACAACAGCATCTGAGGCTGATGTCTAAGCTCGAAAAAGAGAAGGCTCAATTGCTCGTGGACCGAAAAAGGCTCGCGAAAAAGGGGCAACTCGAGTTGAAGCGCAATCGGCGGCTTCAGCGGCAGCTAGACGCGAATGAAGCTGAGGGCCAACTACGGCTCGCAGCGGTTCGTGCTGGTGTGCAAGACGTGGATTACGCGCTGCATTGCGTGAAAAGAGAGATGACCGGAAAGTCTGCTGTCGACTTAGAGAAGTTTGACGAGAACTTGTATTTTGCAACGACACTTCGCAAGTCGCACCCCTATTTGTACGCCGTAGAGGTTCAGCCAGCTACGACGGGCAATGGTGGGGCGCCAGCGCCGAAGACCCCGTTGGAAAAGCCTCCGACGGACACTGGGGCACCGGTAGACGCGCGAAAATTGTCGGCGGCAGAATACGAGGCGCACCTAAAAAAGCGCGGCCTCTCACGACCACTCTTCGGTGTGGTTGGCTGATGAATTGTGGATCTCCGGCTTAGCCGGTACCCCACGGAGATAACAATGCCTGACTTTAGTATTATCGCCCAAGATCCAGCGATTCGAGCGGTCGTTCAAGAAAATATACTTGAACGCGCATTCCACGACAGCCTGTTCCCTCGGTTGCTATTCCGAGGTGAAGCCACCGCAGTGCCATGGCCTGCCGGTATTGGCGACACGCAGGTGTTTAGCGCCCCGGGGTTGATCCCTGTGGACGCGCGACCACTAAAGCCGGGTGTTGATCCCGTGCCGCAGTCCTACGTGATGGAGCAGTGGACCGCCCAGCTACAGCAGTACGCTGGCACTATTGACACGGCGATGCCAACGTCGATGGTCGCTATTGCAGACCTGTTCCTGCGCAATTCGCATCAGTTGGGGCTACAAGCTGCGCGAACCGTGAATGTTATCGTGCGGAACCGGATGTACGCGGCGGCTCTGTCGGGTTGGACCGTTGCAGACGGCGCGCAAACTGGTGTAACTGTGCTGCGCGTGAAACGCCTTAACGGGTTCACGCGAGCGCGAAATCCGACGCTGGTTGGTGCGTCACAAGTTCGGTTCGACCTAGTGTCGAGCTCGAATCCGTTGACCGTCGCAATTTTCGACACTACGGGCCCTGCTGAAGTTTCGCGCACCGTTATCGGTTTTCTCGCAGACACACCCGGCGACGAATCCGGCCCCGGTACGATCACGCTAAATGTGGCCGTGTCTGTACTGGACCGTGCTTACGTGATCAGTTCCGACCGGACTGCACTGACTCGCGTCGGTGGTGGCAATAAGGTCGACTCCGTCGTTTCCACTTCGCTGCCGTTGCTCTCGCATATTCGCCAGGCCAACGCGCGATTTTGGCAAGAAAACGTCCCGGAGCACCCTGACGGGCGGTTCCACGCGCATCTTGACCCGACTTCGCAAAATCTGATTTTCGCCGACACTGAGTTTCAGCGGTTGCTGACGGCGTTGCCGGATTACTACATGTACAAGCAATTCGCGCTCGGCGAGCTCTTGAACACGGTGTTTTTTCGCAATTCTGAAGCACCGAATAGCGAAACTGTGGTCGGTGGGTCAACGGCGACTTTCGATCAGCGCGACCCGTTCGTTGGTGAGTTGTTCAACTCGGGTTCTCCGACGGGCAACCAGACGACTACGGGCGTCAAGGTGCACCGGATTCTCTTCACCGCACAGGGCGGGATTATGGAGTACTACTCCGATCTGTCGAACCTGCTTACCGAAGCCGGCGTGACGGGGCGAATTGCTGACCCGAGATTGACGAACAACGGCATCGACATCTACAGCGACCGCATACAGCTGCTCATCCGGGCGCCGCTGAATCGCCTGCAGGACATGGTCGCTACAAGCTGGAAGTTTATCGGCGACTGGCCGACCCGCACGGATGCGGCCACCGGTGACGCGGCGCGCTTTAAGCGCTTCTACACCATCGAACACGGCGAGTAAAATCGTCATGACGGCCGCGCGTACGTTCAGTTTTCTAGCCCTTGCGAAAGGGCGGGGCCGACGTGCGCGCGGTCCTAAGTCTTCACCGACTTCGGTCGGCGATGTTAAGCGGGCTTCATTGTCTCTGGCTCGGTCTGGTCGCCAAGCCTTGCATGATAGGACCTCTCTTGGTCTGATGGCCCGCCGTAATGGGTCGCAAACCCAAGTGTCACGCTTCGCAGCGTCCAACACTTTGGAACCGCACCCGTTTCAACGGCGTGTGCTTTTGCACGAGGGGAGCGATGCGCTCAAACGTCTGTCTTTACCGACGGATTTGTTTGTTCGCAACTCCCTAGAGCGGGTGCAGTAGCGCGATCAATTTCGAGTTTCGTCTACTCGTTAAACTAGACGTTAATTTTGATCAAGCGAGCTCACCCGCTCTCGCCGCCACTTTAAGGATTTCGCAGAATGGCCACAGCAAAACGCCCTGAAATAGTCACAAACGCTCTGGACGCAGCAAGTATCGTCGCTGATGGCGCTCTAGTAGCAGTGGAGGCTTTGCAGCCTGACGGAGCTCCAACGACACAACCGGCGCCCCCACCTGAGGCTGGCCCAACATTGAAACAAGAACAGGCTACGGTTGTTGTCGCGCAGCAGATGTATGTCTGTATTCCCAAATATCGTGTGTTGAAAGCGGCGTTGCTGTCTCGTTGCGGGCAACTAATTCAATACAGGATCAACGACGTCCTAAGCGAGGACGACTACTCGCCGGGGGCCCTCGAAGGGCTCGCGCAAGTCGGGCTTGAGCTTGAGCGAATTGAGTGATGGTCGATGACGATCACAGCTTTACCGGAGCAGGACAAGGAACGCGCTAGGTACCACCTCGGGTACCTAGAGACGTCGCTTGCTGCCTCGATTCAGCTCGGCATTCCCCGACCTCTGCAAACGGTGTTCTTGCTTGAGCAGGGGCTCAATCTCCTTGTTAACCCGTTCGCTGTCTCTCGTGTGGTTTGTATTCTGGACACACTCGATCGATTAGAGTCGCAGCTAATCAGCGCTGCCGCTGCTGTCGGAGTGGACAAGCTTGGAAACCTACAGCTGCACCCACTGCGCACCCGAGGAAAGCTTGGGACGGATTCAGTGGAGGACGAGTATCGCCGGTGGGCGTACCGGCTGTCGGATATTCTCGGCGTACCGATTTACCCCTACTCGAAGCGGTTTCGCCGTGCGGGGCCCGGTTCTTCTATCGGTGTGAGCAACACATGAGCCTAGGGCTGGCATGTTGCCGAGCGTGCCAAGCCGTCGGACATTTCGGCGGCTTGTGTGGATGTGGGCAGGGGCGGTTTACGCTTGTTGAACAGGCACAGCAACAAGGCACGCTTATCGACTCGCTTACGACTGTCGTAGACTGCGTGCGGGATATCTACACGCAGCTCGGCGCGCGTCAGTACGAGGTTACGCTTGTTTGGACGCAGTGGACCGGTGGGGAACGCGGCGTCGGTGCTGAGAGCGTCATCAAGATGCTGCAAATACTCCCGACCCCTGAAGTTGGGACGCTGAATTCTCTTCAGCGGGAGCTTCAGTCAATCGGTATTGACGAAGTTGGGAGCCTACGCGTAACGGAGATTTCTCCGAGGTTTAACGAGGATTTACTGATTGGCAAAGACCTTGTCGTGCGTTCTGGCGACACGTTGCCGGCGGACATGAGTTTTTATTGGGAGGTGTTCTTCCCGAGGATCGGCGAGTTTGGTTTGATCAGACGGTTTACGCCGAAGTCTGCACCGAGCAAAAACGCGACCAATTTTGAATGGACGATTGACCTTGTGAAGGCGTCGGAAAATCGCACACGTGACGGGGTTCCACAGTGAGTCGCATCATTGCGGTGCGCCCGGCAGACCTGGGGAAGTTTGAACGGGCGCTTGGTGCTGAGTTTAAGCGCGGGCAGCGTGCGACCTTTGCGGCTTTTGGGAGGACGGCTTCTCGTACGCTATCTGTGTGGAGCGCACATATCCACGACTTGGGGCAGTTTGCCACTGGGTGGACGTCTCGCCCGCGGGCGAATGGCGTGGATGTGTACAACCAGTTTTCGCATGCTTGGTGGGTTGAGTACGGGCGCGGTCCCGGGAAGCAACCACCATTTGACAAAATAATGCCCTGGGTTTTGCGGCATATTTCGCCCCCTACACGCAGTGTTGCGTTTTTGATAGCTCGAAAAATCGGGCGCGAGGGTATCCGACCACGTCGCGTGATGACCTCCGCCTGGGGTCAGGCAGAGCTCGCGCGTATGTGGCAAACGACGATGGCCAATTTTTGGGCGCAGGCGTTGGAGCGTGCGCGATGAACCCCGTCACAGCGACGGCGGTGCAGACGAACCCCGCACCCGGGCCGGGTACGCCTATTGATCAACCTTCAATATCGCAGCCGACTCCGCGCAGTGTAGACGGGTTGGTCACGCGGGCGATTTTAAGCGCTAACGACCCACAAATTTTGAGCTACGTGCGCGTAACTGACGCTCGCACGGCGCTTGCACGGGGCCTACAGGAATACCTGCAGAGCCTTTCAATTGTTTGGGAGGGTGGGCGCCTTATCACTCTGAAGGACGTCAAGGTCACCTGGGCGACCCCAGAAGACCCGACGGTTTATCCGTCGGCGGTGTTGGTCGGCGCCGCGGACGCGGTCTATGAAGCGTCAAGCTTCACCCCTAAATTGATTCAAGTTCAAGAAGGCGCGGATTCTCGCTATATTCGGCAGGTGGCAGAGCTCACGCAGGAGTTTCAACTAGTCCTGTGGACTACCGACCCGGTGGAACGCATGGCGATGACCGCGATGGTCGAAGACGCGCTTTCTCCTGCGGAGTTCATGTACGGGCTTCGGCTAGAGCTTCCATTTTACTGGAATGTACGGGCGACCTATTCGCCGCAGTCGTTGCTATACGATGACAACTCCGCCGATGCGCAACGGCGCTGGCGTCGGTCGATTATTAACCTAACCGGGCACGTTCCCCAGATGCACCCCGTTGGACATCTGGTAAAGATGAAACCCCAAAGTACCGTAGTTAGCTCCACAGACCCCTTGGAGGATTGATTTATGGCTGGCTTTATCCGTCGATTTGGTTTTTTTCCTGGTAATGAAGTTATTCGGCAAATTGAAGGTGTGGCGATTGTCGACCTTCCGCCTCCTGGGTCGGTGCAGGGCGTATCCACAGGTGTCACCGCGCTAGTCGGTGAATTCGCCGACATGACCTACGCGACTACGGTTAATGGGTCTGGAGTGGTTACGACGCTGAACAACCCGCAAGAGGTGTTCACAGCGCAGGATATGATAGACAAGTTTGGGGGTTTTGACGAAACTTTCGGCGACTTTGGCGCTGACAGCGGAAACGGTTTTGTCGCCGTACGGAACAAGCGCTACGCGCGGCTCGTGCTGTCTGCCGTGAATCTCGCATCGGCGACGGGCGTTCGTTATACGCGCGCCCTGCCTCTGAGTACAACGCAGACGAACACCCTGCCGATAGTGCCGGTACAGGGGGCCACCATTGTTGCCGGGCGCGAGTTTCGTGGGCCGCTGGGCGGGCGTCTGAGGATCGCGAAGCGTGTCAATTTCACGGCGTTGGCGCCCATTGCTGTCGGTGTCGCTGGGGCTATTGCTGCGGCTGCGGCAGCCGCCGTGCAGACATTCACCGTAGCGGGTGCGGATTTCTCCGCAATTTTGCGCCCTGATGGAGGCAACGGCATAAAAAAGGGTGACATCATAGTCATCGGTAACAATAATGCTGGGGCGCTGCAGCCGCTGCCGGCGGGCGGCTCGCTTGGTGCGGGGACATACCGCGTTGCCACGGATGCGCTGGTGGGGTCCCCCACGGTGCTGTCGCTGGAACAACTCACCGGAGGGAATTTCGCGTTTGTGACGGCGACGACTATCCCATGGCGAATCCACGTGAGCTCCGATGCTGATTCTGCCCCGGTTATTGTCCTGGGCAGTTCCGTCGCTGGCGGGTACGCGGCGACGGATTTGGGTGGGTTCTCGATTCCGGCACGCCCACTAACAAATGAAACCGGTGGACTCACCGACGGTGTGTGGACGGCAGCCGCATTGCTGACCCCACGGGAAGCCCCTCCGGCGCTTACAGGTGCCACATGGGAACAGCTGGCGGGCCTGGCGGGGCAGATTATCACAGCCGGTGGGCTCACGTTCACGGCAGCATTACAGCGATCGAACGCGGTACAGTCGGCTGCCATGGACGCGTTGTACACTGGTGCGATCGATTCTCTGGTCAGTGAACAGACCCCCATGAGTGAGATTAGTATCGTCTTTTCAGCGCGGACCAGTTTGGCGATTCGCTCGAAGCTAAAGGCCCACGTGCTTGACGCGTCCGCTCGGGCTGACGGGCGGGTGGCTGTGATTCGCCCTGCATTGACGGTGCAGGACACAACTTCCGTAGTGAGCACAACTGACCCCGGCGTGGGGGCTAACCGTGACGAACGAGTTATCTACTCGTGGCCGGGTGCTCGGACCTTTATCCCCGAGGCTGTCGGGTTTCGGCTAAAGTTGGCGAACGGTTTGACGACTACTGACGGCACGCTTGACGTAGGCGCGGATGGGTTTTTGGCGTCTGTGATGTCAAATCTCCCACCTGAGAGAAACCCGGGGCAGAGTTCACCGCCCGTGCCGGAACTTCTCGCAGCGGTTCTTGGCCTTCAAAACGGTGTTCCCCGCCTTGAATTGAACGACTACATCGTTTTGCGATCAAACGGTGTGGCAGCGCTGAAAATTGACCGCACCGTCGGGCCGCTCTACCAATCAGGCATTACAACTTCACTGATTTCGGGGCAGACGAATATCAGCCGGCGGAGAATGGCCGACTTTATCCAGGATTCGCTATCGCAGCGCCTTGTGCAGTTCGTGAAGCTCCCGCTTACGCAGGCGAATAAGGACAACATGTTGGCGGAAGCAGATGCTTTTATGCGTGAGCTACGCAGCGAGGATAACCCCGCCGCACAACGAATCCTCGACTACAGGTTGGACGATAAAAGCGGCAACACTCCGGCGACGGAGGCTCAGGGGATTTTTGTCATCATCCTACGGGTGCGCCTCATTGCGAGCGCGGATTTCATCGTTTTGCAAACGGAGATTGGGGAGTCCGTTGTTATCCAGCCATTGGCTGCTTGACGCAGTGTTACCAATCCGCTAGATTAGGCTCGTAGAACGAGCCGCACCATGTGAGTGGTATAGGGCCCGGTTAGCGCATAAAGCGCTACCGGGCTTTTTCGTTTTGAAGCCTAAAAGGAGCAAACGGATGTCTCAGCGTATTAAAGGTCAAGAAGTGGAGGTAGTCATGATCGTTGACGGCCAACCACGTGATAATTTGAACTTCGCTCGGAGCCTGGAGTTTACCTACAAGACCGAATTGAAGTCGGAGGGGTACTTGGGCGAAACGTCGAAGCGCTACGACACGATTTTCAACGGCATCGAAGGCGCCCTCAATTTCCACTTTGACTCGCCGGAGATTTTCAACATCATCCGGTTTATCGTTGACAAGGCGCGTCGGCGCATTCCGGGTACGCGGTTCAACATTAAGAGCACATTTAACTACCCGTCCGGTACGCGTGCGCGAATCTTGATTCCCGACTGTGAATTTGGGGAGCTCCCAATTAAGTTTGGCTCACGGGAGGACTACGGCGAGTTTAACTTGCCTATTGGAGCGACAGAGGCCAGGGTTCTACCTATCTAACCTAAGTTAGATAACTTAGGTAAGTTCAAAGAAGGTAGTCTGATGTTGTCTCGTGAAAATGCTGATTTCGAAACGGTCGAACGGGAAACACGTGCCGCGGAGGCGAACCGCGTTGTCGAATGGTTTACCCTGCCGGCGGGGCTGTCAAAAAAACTCGGTCTAAAAAAAGTGGGGCTCGTGGAGCTCACTTCAAACGAAGAACTGATGTGCGCTTCTAGGTCGCGGAACGAGCCGGTGCGACTCGCGATCGAATTGATGAAGGAATCTGTGAGATTCGCCGACGGATTGAAGCTGAACACCGGCGACGGTTCGGCCGACACGTTTTGGGCGAGTCGTAAGCAGGGTATGAGCGCGCTACGGCAGCTACTACTCGCGGCCTACAACCAGGTCCACAACCCGACTGGAGACGACACGGCCAGTTTTTTACAAAGTCGGCAGTCGACAATCTAGCCTGCCGCACAACATCCCTCGCGTATTTTGCGCTTAGTTTATCTCGGACTGGAGACCTCAGAACTAAGATTTTCAAGAACTACGCCTTTCTCTCCCGCTATGGACACCAACCACTGCCGGTTTTGCGCCAAATGACCACCCGTGATCTGAATTTGTTTGGGGCCGAACTATCCGCAGTGCTGAACGAAGAACGCAAACAATTCGCGTCTAGTTTTGGTTCGATGAATGACTGACGTAGCTAAGAAAGTTGTCACAGATTTCTCGATCAAAGACGCTGCCTCATCCGCATTGGGGCAGCTCTCTTCGGCATTTTCTGGGGTCGGTAGCCTCATCGGGAGCACGATGGGGATGCTGACCCCGCTTCGTGTGGCTCTCGGTGGGCTCGGGGCTGGCGTTGCGATTGCTGGCATTACCCGAGTCGGGGGCGAGTTTGAGCAACTGCAAATCGGGATGGCACAAACCCTGAAGTTCATGGGGCAGGGCGGCCGCAATTTTGAGCAGGCGATGAGTAACGCTGAGCTCACGCTAAAGCGCGTGCGCGCCGATGCGGGCCCCCTACCGGGCGAGGCCGAGGACTACGCGAAGGCCCTGCAAATGGCGGGAGCCACAACGCAGAAGGCCACGGGGAATTTCGAGTCGTCTTACCAACTAGTAAAGGATATGAGCGCTATCGCAATCTCCATCGGCGGCTCGGCGGAGCTTGGGGCGGTGGAGCTGAATCGCATGTTGAACGGCGGACAGGGCATGATGCACATGCAGTCCGACTTTTCGATCAAGATTTTGCAAGCCATGCGCCAGATGCCCGGCTACGCGGCACTGACGAGTGTGGAGTTCAACAAGATGGAGCTCCCGAAACGTTTGGCGCTGCTACAGGGGATGACGCGCCAATTCGATGACATGGTCGGAGCGCAGACGAAAACCTGGGCGGCTGTGGAAGGCGCGGCAAAGTCGACCTTCAAAATTATCTTCGCCGCGGCGACGCAGCCGCTTTTCGATGCGGCAAAAACCAGCTTAGGTGGGCTGAACACACTCCTTGTGGCCACGAGTGGGGAGCTCACTGGACTCGGACAGAGCATCGTCGACGTTGGGCGGAATATCTCGACCGGCATTCTGGCTGGTTTCGTGAAGGTTAGGGATCTCGTCGGGGATATTTCCGGCTTGGTGATGAGCATCGGCAAGTCGGGGACTTTCGCCCGGCTCAAGAATATCGGCATCAACGTTGTCTCACAAGCAACTAGCGAAACGTACGGGGGTGCGGGCGGTGGTATTGGTGTTGCAGCTGCCGCGCTCGCTTTGCTGAGTGGGGCGACTCTCCCGATGGTGCCGGTGTTTGGTGTGATGGCTGCCGCGTTTACGCAATTAACAAGAAACACTGAATTTCTGACAAGTTACTTTGATCAAGTAACCACTCTGCTTGGCACATTTGTGCAGGTAGTTGGGCCGCTTTCTGACTACTTCCAGGTGATGGGCGGGATACTCGCCGACTTCATATCGGCGGTGTTACCGCCGTTTATCGGGGCTGTGGCGGCTATTGCCGACCCGCTGCTACACTTTGCCGCTGGACTTTTGAGCATCTATGCTACCGCGTACGGGGCGCTTCGTCCGGCGTTGTTATCTCTGTGGCACGCGGTCGGTGGGCTATTTGAATCGATCGGAAACTTTCTAAACCCGGTGATTCGTATTCTTGGGGCGGTGTTGACGTGGTTGGTGAGCCAGTACATGCAGATGATCCCCATCGTAAACGTGGTTGTTGAGGCGTTCACTTTATTGATTAACGGGATTAAGGATTTTTTGAACTTTCTCGGTAAAGGGCTTACCAGTTTCGCGGACAAGATGGGCATCGATAAAGGTACGAACGGCGATAAACACGCATATGGCACTCCCGACTACCTGAAAGAGCCGCTGACGCTGGCGGACGCGACCAATCTATTTTCAGGGGCAGGCAGGAGCGGTATGTTCGGCGGGGGCGCTGCGGGACAAGGGCCCACTACACCGACGGCTGTCGGTGGGGGTGGGCGCACGGTGCAGGATTTTCGCTATTCCCGTTTTGACATCACACAGAAATTTGCTGAGGGGTTCGACCCTGATCGCATTTCAGTCGCATTTGCGCAAGACATAGGGCGCCTTGGTTCTGAACGTCTACAGAGTGGACACGAACCGATGTACGCGTTGAGGTAACGCATGGTCGACGCACCCCCATTTCAGATCAAGGAGCTTACTGGCGACAAAAGGACTATTCGGCTGGTGGGCCGAGCGCTCCCTTATGCCCCGTACACACTAGAGACGGGGCAACGTGTTGAAATCAGTTGGCTGCCCGGGAACCCCGTTGCCACTCCGACGGTGCTCGGAGCCACGGAGGAGCCAACGCAGATCAACGGTATGTGGAAGGACAAGTATCTCGGGGCTGTCGAGGTCGAAACACCGCCGTTTACGGTGGATGGGGATGCTGTTCTAAACGTTCAGAGTGCGATAGAAGTCGTAGACGAGTTCACGCGGTTTGGGCAAATGCTCGAAGTTACTTGGCTGAATTCAACGCGGCACGGCTTCTTGACGAATTTCCGTAAGGTATACCAGACAACGCATGATGTTGAATGGCAGATGGAGTTCAAGTGGGTGTCCCGGGGGGACAAGACGGGCCCGGCGGTGTTTATTACCACGACAGAGCTCAGCGACACAGCGAGCGAGCTTGGTGCGGGGTTTCGCCGGCTAGACGGGATTAAAATCCCAAAATTTGGGTTAAGCCTAGGGTTTTTGACCGTTTTTCAGGATTTCCAACACGCGATTGAAGACCTAGTTGGCGCCGTCGAAGACGCCGTGGTGAACTTCACAGACCAGGTGCTCTCCCCGGTGCGGGCGGTGAAGGGGGTTGTGACGGTTTTGAGCGGGCTAGAGACAGAGCTACAAGATCTAGTGGATTTTGTGAACGGGCAGGTCGCGGGGGAGATTAACCCAACAACCCCCCTTCCACAACAGAGCTTTAGTGAACGCCTGCAAGCTGACTCGTTTATGGTGCAAACGCGCATCTGGGCGAGGAGTCTACAGAGAATTGCTGTCGAGCACCGCACGTCACTAACGCACCAAATTGTTGGGGACATTCTGGGGACGTATGTTGCAAAAGACGGGGAGGATTTGCGCGACGTGTCGCGGGCGTTCTACAATAATCCCTATGAGTGGCGGCGCATCATGCTGTTTAACGAGCTCACTACGGCGGAGCTCACTGCTGGACAGTTGGTGCTGGTGCCGCGGATGAACCCGGCAGACACGAACGAGGGGAACTGAGTGTCCGCGTATCGGCCAAGCTGTGTGGTGCACATCAAACTGAGGTTTGATGAGACCCTCACACTTGTCGCGCCAGCGGCGCCACAATCTGTGCAGGACCTAGTGGAGAACCCCACGAAGGGGGAGGGCGCGACGAACGGGGCCCCACTGATTTTGCAACT